AACTCTACCGAAGATAAAGAAATCTGTAAGGCTCAAGGAAGATACGCTTTAGCAGAACAAATATTAAATATAAAAACAACACTAATGAAAAAATAATATGGGTGTCGCAACTTCAAAAGATTCTTTACGCAAAAGATGTATTGCCGGAGATAGAGAAGCATGTGAAATGTTAGGATTTGCAACACCGTTACAATACAGGGGAATACAAATGGCACAAGGCGGATTACTAGAAGACTCAGCAAGAAACTGGAGAATGGAATCAACTTATCCAGAAGTAGAAAAAGGTGAGGCTAGAAGATTAAGCAAAGGTGCAGTTCCCACAGCAGAGAGAGATGATAAATTTATGTACAGTCCATTAAAAACAGGTTATGCCGAAGGCGGCGAAGTAGATGCGTTTGATACAACAGGTTCTATGTTACAACCAGAAGTTCCATTAAACTTTGATGATGAATCCATGATGATGGAGGACGACATGATGATGGAAGATGACATGATGATGGAAGAAGAAAGCGGTTTAACAACAGAGCAAGAGCGTGTTTTAGCTGAAGCTATGTCTGACTATCCTGAACTAGAAGACATATTAGATACTCTAGGCAGTACAATGGGAACAGGAGAATTTACTGGAGCGGGCGAAGTAGAAGGACCGGGTACAGAAACAAGTGACTCAATACCAGCACAGTTATCTGATGGTGAGTTTGTTATAACAGCTAAAGCTGTAAAGCAATTAGGTGTAGACAAACTTAGAAAGATGATGGCTAAAGCCGAAGCAGACTATGATGAAGGCGAAGCTAAACAAGAGTATGCGCAAATGGGTGACGAAGGATTTGCAGCTGGTGGTTATTCTTTAATGAAGAAACCTAAGTATGGTTCATACGCTGAAGGCGGAAGAGTAAGAGACAAAAAATTAGGATATGGCGGTTCTCGCTTTACTGCGTCACAAGTTAAACAAATGCGTGAAAGTTTTGGTGAAGGTTTTATGAAACTATTGAAAAAAGATGGCAGAGGATATTACACAATTAAAGGTTTTGGTCACGGCGGTGCTGTCGATGACCACATGTATAGAAACCAAGCTAAAGAAACTTTAGGACAAAAGGTTAAAGGCATGGGTCAAAAAGCTTTAGATATAATGGAAAAAGTTTTAGGTCCACCAGTAGATAAAGCAATTGATGCTTTTAATACACCTTCAAGTTCAATAGATACAGACACAGATTATGAAGGTATTGCAAGAATGAAAGCAGAAGAAGAGTTTACAAATAAAAACCGTGCAGAGCAATTAGCTCAAATGGAAGCAGATTCTATTTTAGATAGAAAAGGAAAAATGAATTAACTAACTAACTACAAAACACCGAAGAAGTATTATCGAGATACATTTCGACTTTGTAGTGACAACCCCAGAGCTACCTTAATTGCACTCTGGATTTTTAAAACCCCGAAAGCTACCCAGCATTGTGCTGGCACTTAATGGAGGTCAAGATGACAAAAGCAACAGAAAAGCAAGAAGAAGTACAAGCAACACCAAATCCTTATAACAAAAATAAGAAATGGGATAACAGCAATTCAAAAGCCAATATTGGTTTTCAAAGCGCTGATGACTCATTAGCTTATGTAGCGGATAAGAAAGAAGCAGTTATTTCCAGTGGCGCGCCTATATTAGAAAAAGCAGAGGAAGCCAAAATAATTGAAGAAGCTCAAGCTACAGATAGCGATTCTTTAGAAGAGGAGAAGATTGAGAAATATAAAAAAGTCGACTTCAAAAAGCGTTATGATGATTTAAAGAAACATTATGATAGAAAATTAGGTGATTGGAAATCTAAAGAACAATCTCTCAAAGCAGAGATGCTCGCTGGACGAACCACCTATGTAGCTCCTAAAACCCCAGAAGAACTGGCAACTTTTAAAGAGGACTATCCTGATGTTTTCGATGTAGTAGAAACAGTAGCTCATATGAGAGCAGAGGAACAGCTTGCATCATTGCAAGAACAAGTTTCTCAGTTATCAGAAAAAGAGTCAGTAAGTAATAGACGAGCGGCTGAACAAGAGTTATTAAATGTTCACCCGGACTTTAAAGCAATCAGAGATTCAGAAGATTTTCATGATTGGGCTAGAGTACAACCTGAAGCAATCCAAGATTGGATTTATAAAAATACAGGTGATGCGTCTCTTGCTGGTAGAGCTATTGAATTATACAAACTCGATGCGGGTATTTCTAATAAACCTACTGAAGCTATGTCAAAAACAAAGAGTCCAGAAGTTGACTCTAGGGGAAGCGCTGCTGATGCAGTGTCGGTAAAAGCTAAAACACAAGACCCGACTCCTCAAGAGAAAACATGGACAACCTCAGAGATTGCTAATCTTTCTATAGACCAATATGAGAAGTTTCAACCTCAGATTGATGAAGCTTTTAAAGAAGGTCGAATAGTAAACGGTTAGCTTTATTAAGTAAACCAATAAAGGTTTTCACGCATTACTAAAATAATGTTTGTTAATCTTTTAAAAACAGGAGAAAGTTATGGGCTTCGAAGCAGGCACAACTAACTACAATCCGGCAACATCGGGGCAAACAAACTCGTTCTGGTTACCGGAAGTTTTTTCAAAGAAGGTACAAGTTGCCTTCCGTAAATCGGCAGTAGCTGAAGCTATCTGTAACACAGACTACATGGGCGAAATTGCTCAGTTCGGTGATACAGTGAACATCATCAAAGAGCCGACCATCACAGTAACTGACTATACTCGTGCGACAACTTCACTATCGTCTTCGGTTCTAACAGACCAAGAACTAGTGCTACAAGTTGACCAAGCGAAATATTTCCAGTTCAAGGTTGATGATTTAGAGAAGCGTTTCTCTCATGTAAACTGGCAACAGGTTGCATCTGATAACGCTGCATATCAATTGAAAGACGCATTTGACGTAAATGTTATTACTGCTGCTGTTGCAGGCATTGGTTCTAACGCATACGGAACAGTTGCTGCTCCAATTGATACTGGTCACGCAACAGGTGAAGTAGACCCACTAGACGTGTTAGCACGTTTGGCTCGTTTACTTGATGACGCAAATGTTCCAGAAGAGAACAGATGGGTTGTTGCAAAGCCAGAGTTTTATGAAGAACTAGCGAAGACAAGTTCTAAGCTATTATCAGTTGACTACAACCAAGGAAATGGTGGTCTACGCAACGGACTAGTTGCATCAGGCGAGCTTCGCGGCTTTAAGATGTACAAGTCTAGCAATGTACCAACACCTTCTGGTTCAGGTAACCCTACTCACCAGATTCTAGCTGGACATATGTCAGCTGTATCTTGTGCGCAGTCGCTATCTACAGTTGAGTCAATTCGTGATAACGATTCTTTCAAAGATATTGTTCGTGGGCTATTAGTTTGGGGTCGTAAAGTATTACGTCCTGAAGCACTAGCTTTAGCAATTATCAAGATTGACTAAGTAGTAAAACTTTAAGGGGTCTCTTCGGAGACTCCTTATCCTAATTATAGAAGAGGGAAGATGTCACACAAAACATATTTAGCTTTAACAAATGATATTTTAGGAGAACTAAATGAGGTTCAGCTTACTTCTTCAAACTTTTCTACGGCTACTGGTATACAAAAATTTGTAAAAGATTCTCTTAATAGAGCATACTTTGACATAGCTAATGAGAATCCAGAGTTTCCTTGGTTAGCTATTACACCGTCAGGTGATAATAACGAGGATTATGGAAATGCTTTTGTAGATACAGTCGTAGGACAAAGGTGGTATTTTTTAAGAAAACATTCAAGCGGTTCTCATGGAACTGCAAAAGATTTTGGTCGTGTAGATTGGGATAATTTTTACATGACTACTGAAGATGTGGGAACATGTTCTTCAGCAGGAGTTTGTTCTAACGCTTCTTATAGCACAGCAGCTACTTGTATTGCAGCTGGTGCTACATGGACAGATTATGATACACAAAGTCTGTTTGTACAGGAGCAAGTGCTACTTGGACAACAACACACACAGCTCCACATGATAGACACAATCTCAGATTTGTTTCAGTAGATGATTGGAGAAAACATCACAGAGAATCTGATGATGATGAAAAAGATACTGGCAAATACTCTACGCCACTAAGAGTTATTATGTCACCAGATGGTAGAAAGTTTGGATTATCTCCACTACCTGATAAGGTATACAGAATTTATTTCTTTGCTTGGGAACAGATAGATGAGTTAAGCGCATCTACAGATAAAGTATTATACCCTGAACAGTGGGTATCTGTTTTGTTGGCAAGAGCTAGATATTATGTTTGGCAGTTTAAAGAAAACACAGAGCTTTCTTCAATGGCTTTACAAGAATATAATAAAGGTATAAGACTTATGAGAGCTTATACGGGTAACCCGCAACCGTCTAGAATGATAGACGATAGAATAAGATTTGTATAAACTATGGCAGTAGAACAAGGAATTGCAATTTCGTTAGGAGGAGGTTTAGATAAAACTTCTTCTTCTTATGAATTGTTTAAAACTCCCGGAGTTGCTACAAGGTTAAAAAACTTTGAAGCTTCTATGTCTGGTGGATATAGAAGAATCAATGGATATAGAAAATTCTTAATAAGTCCAATTACTGGTTTTACTATTACAAATGGGGGTGCAGGATATTCAAACGGAACAACGGTAAATATAACAGATTCAGAAGGTTTTGGCACAGGAGCTACCGCTTCTGTAACTGTAACTAACGGAGTAATAACAGCACTTTCTATAACAAATGCTGGCTCTGGTTATCAAATACCACCAAATATTACATTTTCTAATACAGGAACTGTTACAACAAAAGCTGAAGTAGTTTCTACTTTAAATGCTCCAACAACTCCTAATGGAGGAACAGCCCCTATAAATGGTTTGTATTCTCATAATGAAGGTTTTTGGGCTTTTCAAAATGGAAATATTTATTGGACTGAAAATGGATATCAATGGACACAGGTAAATAAAGATTACGGTAGTCCAAGTGCGGGGTCAACTACAACGCAACAAGCAACTGAAGAAGCTAACCACACATGGACAGCTGATTGGGCAACAGCAGCACAGCTATCTTCTAAGGCAGCAGTTACTCTTAGCACTACAGCACGCTATCAATTTGCAGAATATATAGCAACCGGTGTTCCTCAAGCAAGAATAACTTGTGCAAACGGAACAGACCCTGTAGTTTATTTACAAACTAAATTAGTTAGCGGCGTTAGGTATTTTAAATTTCAAAGAGCTTTGTATAAAGCTTATGGTTTATCTACATCAAGTCCAGTATATGCAGACATTCCTAAACCGCAATATACAACAGTACACGAAGACCATATTCTTTTAGGTGGTTGGTCAACTAAACCAGAAACTTTATATTATAGTACAAGATACAACGATTTAGACTTTACTGCTGCATCTGCTGGTTCAATAAATATTGGCGATAAAATAACAGGAATAAAAACTTTCCGTGGACAACTTATTATCTTTGGTGTAAACAGTTTAAGTAGGTTAATTAATATCAACTCATCTTCTACTATAGCCATGGAAGATATAACAAGAAATATTGGTTGCTTAGATGGTTTTTCTATTGCTGAGATTGGTGGTGACCTAGTGTTCTTAGCACCTGATGGTATTAGAACAGTTGCTGCAACAGCGCGTATTGATGACATTGAGTTATCTTCTATATCATCTAAAATATTACCATTGATTAGTGATATAGTTTCTGATGGAAGTTTTGACTTATCTACAACTGTTATCAGAACACAAAATCAATACAGATTATTTTACTGTAAGTCTACAACAGGAACAGTATCTCAAAAAGGAATTATAGGAACATTTAAAATAAGTCCGCAAGGTGTTCCAGTTTGGGAATGGTCAGAAACACAAGGAATAGAAGTGTCTGCAATGGCTTCTGGCTTTGATACAAGCGACACAGAAATAACGCACCATGGAGATTATAGTGGCTTTGTTCATTTTCATAACAAAGGTTTTAACTTTAATGGCGCTAAAATAAATGCTGAGTTTAAAACTCCAGACATTGATTATGGAGATATAGGTATAAGAAAAACATTACATTTTACTAAACTCTCTATAAAACCAGAAGGTACTACAGATATAAACTTAGATGTTAGATATGACTTTGAAGATTCTGGAGTATCTCAACCAACACAGTTTCCTGTTGGTTCTATATTAGAACCTTCTCTTTTTGGAGCGGCTGTTTTTGCGCTATCAAAATTTGGAACTCCTGAAGTTCCTATGAAACGAATTAACTTGTTGGGTAGCGGATTCTCAAACAGTTTTAAATTTACAAGTAATGATGTACTTCCACCGTATTCAATACAGGGTATGTATGTTGACTTAATACCTTCAAGCAGGAGATAAAGAATGGCAAACCCTTACATTAGACAGTCCTCGTTTTCAGACGGCGATACAATTAACTCGGCATTATTTAACGATGAATATGACCAGTTAGTTTCTGCCTTTAGTACTTCTGGACACACACACGATGGTTCTGCTGGAGAAGGCGCACCAATTACTAAACTAGGACCTACTCAAGATGTTGTTGTAGGAAGTTCTGCAATAACACCTAAAACAAATAATACTGTAGATTTAGGCTCATCTTCATTAAAATTCAAAGATGCTTATTTTTCTGGTAATGTAAATGTAGACGGTGTAGTTACTCATAGCGGTAACATGACTATAGGTAATGCAGCAACAGACACGCTTACTATTAACGCTACTATTCAAGGCAGTTCATTAGTATTTGAAGGAGCTACTCCAGATGCTCATGAAACAACTCTTGCTATTCCAGATGCAACTTCTGACATTACAATTACTTTACCCAATGCTACAGATACATTAGTAGGTAAAGCAACTACAGATGTACTAACAAATAAAACACTAACTTCACCAGTTATTAATACAGGAGTTAGTGGTTCAGCTATACTAGATAGTGATACAATGTCAGGTGCTAGTGCTACAACACTGTCTTCATCAGAGTCTATTAAAGCTTATGTTGACACTCAAGTAGCTACAGTTCCAGTTGGAGATGTAACTTCAGTTGTTGCTGGTACAGGCTTAACTGGCGGAGGAACTACTGGCGATGTTACAGTTAATGTAATAGGCGGTACAGGTATTACAGCAAATGCTAATGATATTGCAATTGATTCAAGTGTAGTTACTTTAACAGGTACTCAAGCACTTAGTGCTAAAACACTAACAAGCCCGGTTATTAATACAGGGGTTTCAGGAACAGCAGTACTAGATGAAGACAATATGTCTTCTAATTCTGCTACGCAATTAGCAACTCAACAATCTATTAAAGCTTATGTAGATGGACAGATAAGTTCTAACGCTACAACAGTAGAAACAATTCAAGATGTTGCGGGTGGAATGGTGACAGGAAATACTGAAACAGGTATTACAGTCACTTATCAAGATGCAGACGGAACAATTGATTTTGTTGTTGCTTCTCAAACAGATGAAAATTTTACAACGGCAGACCATAGTAAGTTAGATAACATAGAAGCTAATGCTACAGCTGACCAAACAAATGCAGAAATTAGAGCAGCAGTAGAAGCTGCAACAGATTCTAATGTATTCACAGATGCTGACCATACTAAACTTAATGCTATAGAAGCAAATGCTGATGTAACAGACACAAACAATGTTGTTTCTGCACTTACTGCTGGTTCAGGAATTACAATTGCATCTAATGGTACAATTGCTGCGGGTGCTTTAGCTTTAACGTCAGTTAACACAGCGGCTAATGAAACTGCACAGTTAGCATTAACTACTGAAGAAGGTGACGTAGTTATTCGTTCTGATGAAAATAAAACATATATACACAACGGCGGTACTGCTGGAAGCATGGCAGACTTTACACTTATGGCAACACCTAGTGATGCAGTAACAAGCGTAGCAGGTAACACAGGTGTAGTTACTAATGCACATATTGCTACTGCTGTTGAGGCTGCTAGTAATTCAAATACATTTACAGATGCAGACCATAGCAAACTCAATGCTATAGCTGCAAGTGCTAATAACTATGTACATCCTAATCACAGTGGTGAAGTTACATCGACAGCAGACGGCGCTACAGTTATTGTAGATAACATAGTAGACGAAGCTAATCTTAAAGTTGATAATACTCCTACTAATGATTATGTATTAACTGCAAAATCTTCTGCTTCTGGTGGATTAACTTGGGCAGCAACAGCAGAATCATTACCGTCTCAATCAGGTAACTCCGGAGAGTTTTTAACAACTAATGGAAGCACCGCAAGTTGGGCAGCAATACAAACTGGAAACACAACAACAAACGGTTTATGGGAACACAGCAATACAATCAGTAGTAATTATAGTATTGCAAGTGGCAACAATGCATTGAC